ACACTTCCTCGCATTATCCAAAGACTTAAATGCGCCATTCTGGGACTTTGCATCTGCCCAGGACTTACGCACACGATAGAATCCCGTTGCAGGCGCAGATGGCGTAACAGAACTGCCACCAAGATTAGTGGTAACCTTCGCTGCCAAATCGTCAAGCCTTGCATAGAGCCAATTACCCGGATATGATTTGTTGGCAAACCATCTGTGGACAGTAAGCACCATCTCGTCAGACTTTGGAGTGTAATTAAGAGTCTTACTCTTATCTCCAAGCCAGATAAGTTTCTTCTTGCCATTACGTTTACAGATATCTACGCAAAGCTTAATAAGAGTTGTGTACACCGCACTGTTCATAGCATATGGCTCGGCCTTGTCACTGGCACACTCAATGGTTACTGCCCTTTGGTCATTTGCATTGGAGGACGAACACCAACTGCGGTTCTTCTCCTCAACATACATACCAACTCTGCCATCAGGACCAATACCATAGTTGCAACTTGCTTGTCTGGAAGTCAGCGCAAAGATATTTCCTAAAGTTTCCACGCTGCACTGGCCGACAACGCAGTGAGGCGTAATGCGGTCAATGGAATGTGTTCTCTGTCCAGAATGGTTCGGACTAAGCTTGGTATAGGATACCAGAGAACTATTGGTGTAAGCCATTTTACTTCTCCTCCTTTTTCGCTCTGTCATGGAGTTGTTCCAACACCATCTTTATTTTCTCCGGCACAGGCAGGCCGAGATGTGCGGCATTTTCCAGAAGGCTGACACCTTCATTGGAAATATAAAAGAAAATCACCGCTGTTCTCAAAACACTGCCTGTCCCGACAACATCTGCATCCAGTATATTTGCAATGCCCACCAACATAAAAATCAACACTTTGCGGCAGATGCCACGGAAACCGACTTCACTGGAAAGCGTATGGTCATTTACCGCACACATAATGCCTGTGATGTAGTCCATTGCCGTAAATGCAAGCAATGTGTAAAGCAGACCGTCACAGCCACCGAGGAAGTACCCAAGCCACCCTCCAAAAGCGGAGAATATCAGCTGAATTACATTCCAAAAATCCTTCATTTTCATCACCTCCAATAAAAAAAGACGGTCACTCCGTCTTATATCCGTTTAAGTCATATCCCCGTTCTTCAAGCAATGCCTTTACTGCTAAAAGCTGTGTTTTCGGCACAAGCCTTACGGCTTTATTCTTTTCATCACAGGTTCTTCTCTGATTGATTACCAACTGAAAATACATCTCTGTCATTTTTCATTTCCTCCAATCATAGTTTCATAAAAGTCAGCCAAAGATTCCATTAAGGTTAAATTGCTCTGCTCCTGCTGTTCATACATATCCGCCTGCATTTCCATAATGGCAAGTTCTGCGTCATTTGGCTGATACACTGCAGGTTCTTCCTTTGGTTTTGGAACAGTGAAACAGCC